ACCACGCCAGCCTCTGAACACCTGCGGGGTTTTCCCCCACATAGCAACGCCCCACTTTGCAGATCCCCAAAACCCAACGTGTGTCGGCCCAGCCACCGCCGTTCCTGTCGCGGCGCGTATCTGGTAATCGACGTTCATGTCAGTGGCGATGCTAGGATTCCCAAAGCTCTCAAAGATTGGCTCGACCGCCTGAAACTGTTTTTCCATATTCTGTGATTCAAAATAATTAAACGCCGCCACACCATCCCCACTGATTGCCACTGACCCGGTGTCTGAGTACACTTCGTCACCGTCGTATTTATCAACTGTCCCGTCTTCTTTGCCGAAATAAACATCATCACCGATTAGCCCCCATGTTACGGACTCAAGACCTTTAAACCTGCAAGCGGCCTGCGTGATCGTGTTGAAAACATACTGATGTTTCTCCGTTCCAGATATTGGTATATTAAAAATGAGTTGCTGTCCTTGAGAATATAAAATACCTTCCCATCCGAAATTTCCACCGTATGAACGCACAGCCGTGTTTACAGCGTCATTGATTTGTGCAGAGATCGCGCCCATCTCAGACTGCGACCTGTCTAACGCAAGAATCGCACCCAAGGAAACGAAGCCATCGGTCGTGATTAATATAAGGTCAGCCCCGGCTCGAAGCATAAAGCGACGACCTATGGGTCTTCCAATCTGGAACACGCCGATCAACTGCCAGTTAGCCGCTGTGCTTGGATCTATTCCGTTGTATACGGCAACCTGTCCTTCAGACGTTACAAAGATCCCCAGATCCTCTGACCCTTCACCCGAGTCCCTTGTCCATGTTCCCATCCCGGCGATATATCCGCCCTTTGAAAATACGCCCGCGAAAGGGAACTCCGTAAAAGTTCCGGTGATTGCATTCGCCGCACCGTACCAGCCCGACAAAGAATTTTTTTCCCCGATCCATAATCTTCGATGATGCGTGTTGCACCAGATACAGTTTGCGATTGTCGGCCCAGACATTGCCGCATTAGCCCAAGCTGAACCATTATAAGTTTTTGGAGTGTCTGTTCCATTGAACGCTAATAAAAACTGCCCACCACTGGTTCCCATGTTTACATACTGCCACCGTGCGTTGCTCAAGCCAGACACCGCCGCCGCGCCTACCGCTCCCGCTGAAGTGCAATCAAAAATTTCCGCACCGCAGGCTCCAAAAAGCTCATTGGTTCCGTCCGTCTTGTTATATTCCATAAGAGTTTCTACCGCTTCGGATGATGTTCCAAGCCCGGTTGCGTGAACGGCAGACCCCCCACGAAGCGTTACCTTTTCCGTTTCAGGAAACCAGTTGTCCAGAAGTACAGCATTCATAGGAGGCATTGCGCTCACCGCTTGCCGTGTGTCCCATCCGCCAGTTGGCGCAGGCACGGTCTGAATGATCGCCCGCTTCTGTCTATACTTTCTGCCTTTTCTTCTTTCTTTCGCAACTATCATTTATAATGCACCAGTTGGTATTGTTGTTGGCCCAGTGCCACCCCTTACACTTGAGAAACCGCCACCACCTGACGCTATAGGATTACTAAATAAACCCGGAGGCAGTGTGCCAGCCATACCGCCACCGCGAGCCATTGCAAGCATTTGTTTAAGTCTCTCTTCTTCCAGTTGTCTTTGACCGAAGCCCATTATTGCATCTTGCATACCTCCCATTGAGTCACCCTGTGGGGTCATGGGAATTCCATCTAAACCACCGCCTACCGTATTCCTCATCATAGAGGGATCTATTCCTGTGGTTCCAATACCGGGAACCTGCTGTGGTTGGGCTGTCCCTGCCGGAGCGTAGTTAGGCAATGTCGGCGAGTTCCCTTGCATACTACCAAGCAACATTTCCCACTCTTTCTGGGACATCTGTCCTCCTCCAATGTTCTGGCTTCCGCCCATCGGGCCAAACATACCGCCCTGCATATTGTTATGTGGAACATTATTATGTGGCATTAAACTTCTCCTAAGTTGTGGGCTTTAAGCTGTGCAGGTGACGCAAGCCTAGCCTGTGGCCCTTTTGTGTAATCATAATCTGGATAATTCTCTTTCATTGCTTGTTGCATCATCATTTTCATTAAATTATCCATTGGTTGTGGTTGCATCCCAAGTCCATGCTGTGCGACATACCCAAACGCCATCTGTGGTGTCACATAAGAATCATCCCACTGTCCCTGCGCTCTGCGGATATCTTCATTTTGGCTATAGTCATACGGAGCAGGTTGCTGGGGTGGTGGAGCCTGCAATTGTTTACCACTACCAAACAGACCCTCTGTCATCTGGTTAATCTGGTTGGCGCGGTCGTCCATCCCTAGTAATTGTTGACCTGCGCTTTGCATTAAGTTTGGATTTGGCATTAGTAAGTTTCTTTCCTAATTTGTCATAACGTGATTACCCGAGGATTCTGGCGCACCGCTGAAATGCCTTCGCTGTCCGAAAATATCCGCGACTGACATAGCCCTCGATTTTGGATTGTCGTTCTTCACCAACTGATTATATAAATCTTCAAAGTCACTATCCGCTTTCTCATGGTTCATTCCCTCCGTCCACAAAAAGTCAGAGATAGCACCCAACGTCACCAACTCCGCGTCAAGCCGTGATATGTCAGCGTCTGCCGCCCATGCGGACTGCGCGGTTCCACTGGACGACTCGCAGAAATAAGTATTGACATAAGAAAACCCGAAAGTGTTCCCGGCGGGTGGAACAGGTATCATCAGAATGGATGTTGATGCGGTATTACCCCGCTGAATAAATTTGCGCCGTGACGAATCTGCATACGAGAATGCTTTAAGACCTGCCCACTCAACCTCGCTGATGGGGCCGATTAGTAAAGTCTTGTCAGTGCGATCCCATATTGTCTCTGGGACAAACCTGTCAAACCCAGTCGGTAGCATAGCGGTTTGCACCTCGGTCGCCACAGAAGTAAATGTTGCTTCCGCTCTCATCGTTTTCCACGCATGAGATTTCCCAAGCGCATAGGACACCGCTTCAATAGATCTCCGTATTTTCTTTATGGCGGGGTCAGCACTTCCGATTGCACTTGATGGAGGCGGGAAGTCAACTGAGATTGCAACATCTTGAGCTATGGTTAAGAAGGACATAAAATATACCTCGGACTATCGTCTTCGTGATGATTTTTTATTTGTTGTGCTTTTACTTTTTCTTGTCGTGCCTTTTTTCTTTGCCTGTCTGTATTGTTCCATCCCTCTTTCTGTATAAGCGTATTCTTTCTTACCGTATTTGGGCATTTGTTTTATCCTTTTTTTTAAGGTTAAGGGGGCCGTGAAGCCCCCCGCCCCTCCCGTGTTGTTATGCTATGAATCCACCACGACACGCCAACTGCGGACGGATCGCTTTATATCCATAAAGAACGTCAAGTCTGCACGGCATAGTGTCCGCGCTAATAGAATAATCTCTTATGATTCTTAAAGAGATACCATCTTGAACTCTACGCCCTGCAAAGTGAACTCCCTTCGGAACTTCCAGATCTGCCGTTGCAAATGCAAAAGCATTCTTATGGAACCCAAGGTCGATTCCGTAAGTTTGGGAAGCCGCGATGTCCGTAGCACTCGTAAGAGTGACCCGGTTATCACTTTCCACTTTATGTAAAGCGTCGTTGTTAGCCATTGCCGCCGCAACATTTTGTCCACCACCCGATGTAACAATCTCTGGAGTGAACTCAATGCTGGTCGTGCTTCCGCTTTCGGCATTGGTAATTACGAAAGGTTGATGATAGGTCGTATCGGCTTTCGTTTCTGGATGAACCCTTGTTACGGTATTGATATAGAATATATCTCCCGCCGTCCAAGTTCCGGTTCCCGTATCTACCGTGGCGGTTCCGCCAGTAAGAGTACCGTTGTTCACCAAATAATCGCCAGTTCCATCATCACTTCCACCTGCATGATTCGGAAGCAAAGTATTCTCGAAAACTTTTTGGAAGCCTACGAAATTGTTTGCAACCATTCCTTCCCGATAATTCTTATCCAGATTTCGGTCAGGATTAAACAAGCCTTTTAGTGCGTCAATCAGTGCCGCGTTAGCTCTCGGACGTAAAAGCAGGCAACGATCAGAGTACGGTGTTAAGTTCTCTGTCATGCGACTGCCCATGTCAAGAATATCACGCAGGTCTGGATCTTCACTCAGGTCAGAAATTTCCGTATAGACCTGTTTATACATTGATAACGCATCGCTCTCCAAGTTCGCCGCTAGGACGGACATTGCAGGTTCGATGTAATTCTCTGAGAACAGGGAAATGTCTTGCGTCAACTCTTGTGACGTAAAGACCATGTCCACGCCCTTTTGGGTTCCCGTTGTCAAGGTGACTGCCTTTTGAGTGACATCAGATGTAGAAAGCGATGCCCCTGTACGAATTACAAATTCGTTAGGGAGCTTAATACGAACTGACTCACCGCCTTTGGCTCCACCAGTTTTATAGCTATCATCGTACTGGCGATTTACATTGCCAATAAAATTCAGCTTCTGATGGAGAACCATCTGCGCTCGGTTAGTCACCTGATCGACGGTCAGGTTTGTGTTAGCCATATACTGGGCCTCCTAAAGCCCTATCTTTTTCCATATTTTTTTTGATACCACGTTTGGTATTCTGCCGAGGACATTTTGCCGGGATCCTTTCTAGTACCACCGGACTTGCCTTTCTTTTTTACCCCGACAGGAATAACTGGCGTGACTTTATTAGTCGTTGCTTTCTGAATACCCTTTCGGCCTTTTGCCTGCGCCCTATCCCACATCATCGCCTTGTACGTTGTCTCTGCCGCAAACGGGTTCAAAGGCCACGTTTGAGCGTGTACCTCGGGAACTCCTTTACTGATTGCGTAAGCGACAACATCCTTTGCGTGTTTCTTTGAGAACTCTGGGATCTTTGCATCCATGTGTTGCACCCCCTCAACGTAGCGTCTTTCGTTTTCCTGACGCTCAACCACGTTGGCCTGTTGTCCGAGGTGAGTCACGTTTGCAAGATGGGTTTGAAACTGTTTCGATTTTTGTTGAATTGCATTTTGAATCCTTTGCGCCTCAAGATGATCTCTCTGGTCTTCTGATCGGAGATAAGGATCAAGATCAATTTTTTCAAGTTCAGCGATTTCAGTTTTCAAGGTTAAGCCTTTAGCGTATTCGTTTAAAGTTTCACTGTTCATCGATGTTAATTTCTGGTGCGCTACATCACGACCTTCCATGATTTTGTGCGCCTCAGAAAGTGCGGTGAACTTTTTGGTGTAGGATGTCTGTAGTCCGTTGCCATATTCCTGCATCTTCTCGGCAAGCTCTTTTGGAACCTTCCCTTTGGGAACGAGTAGTTTGTTTCCACCGAAATTGAACTCTAGTTCTTCCTCGGTATCATCGTCTTCCTCTGTGGTTTCCTCATCTTCAGTATCGTCCTCCTCTTCCGTATCGGCTTCTCCTTGCGGAGTTTCCTCTTCGGTTTCGGACTCTTCTACTTCAGGTGTTTGGACTTCTTCATCTTCTACAGCCGTGTCTGTGTTGGCAATTCCTTCGGGTCTATCGTTGGCGATTGCCGTACTATCTTCACTCATGCTGGAACTCCTTGTCTGTATTGTTGTCCAGTGCCGTTCCCACCCGGTGATGGTTGATTACCCGGAGGGACACCTCCAGCTACTGGCGAAACAGGTTGCATTCCCGGTGGCATTTGCGGTTGCTGACCTGCGGCTAAATTCGCTGTCATATTCGCCATCCCCGGTATTTGTGTTGCTACAAAATGTTTTAATCTTTCGGCGACTTCTTCCGCCCCTTCAAAATCAAGATGCTGTAGTAAAATATCTCCAAGTAGTGGTGCAGAACCCGGAACCTGACGCATGATTTCTATCAAGGTTTCCCTAGTCTCCTCGCGTTTCGATGCGTAGGACGGGCCTGCCTTTACGGTAACGTCGTACTTGCCAACATTTAAATCGTATAATCTGTTAGGTGGGTTTTCTTTGTCGAATATAACATTGCCATGCTCATCTTTTTCCATCCTAGATATGTCGTAACTTCCCGGCATAGATGGCAACGGGCCACCCTGCCCTTCAATCATAAGATGGGCAACTGATTCCTTCGCATCTTCGCCTACGATATTGACAACCTGACGTGCGGAGTAAATATGGGGAATGATTTCCAATAAGACTTTGCCGAGGTAAGTGATTGACCGCGACAGGTTATCAACGAAGTGGTAATTCGATACATCGGATTCACGTTGACGTGCAAGGATAGCTCGCCCGGATGTTTCATTTGATCTTGCTCCAAGCGAAGGATCGTATATACCGATAATCGCTTTCATGTCATCGGAAGCGTGTAGAGAGTTTTGTAGTGCGCCGGAACTAATCAAAGGCGGTTGTGCGCGGACAGGGGCTTTGTATCCCTTCTTATATGTGAGATATGCAATGGATCTTTTGTTCGCGTCCTCCCAGTCTTTCTCGCCGTCAGCCGGGATTGCCCCCTCCTCCAAGACCCACGGGTTCTTCGGTTGCATTGCGACAATCTCTGTTTCCGCAC